GACCTTCCGAGAAAGCCCGATATATTGAGAAGGTCATGTCTGGGCAAACCATGGGACTCCGGCACGCCGACATTCCCGTCATTATTGACCCCGCCGCCAAAGCACTTCGGAATGAATGGAGACCGGTGACAGGGAAATATTCGCATGCAGCGGATAACGCGGTGCTCCCCGGCATATCAGACGTGGCAACGTTGTTGGGGATGTATAAAATGTGGTTCGTTGAGGGTTCGTGTCCGCAACTGTTATCGGAAATGTCAGGTTACGTGTGGGACCCAGCGCAGCAAGCAAAAGGGTTAGATGCACCGTTGAAAACGAAAGATCACGGTCCCGACGCCCTACGGTACGGTGTTCGTTCGCTTCGTGTTAAACCAACCGCAGGATAGGGAAGGCAGGGCACGCCATGGCGCGCAGGGACCCGCAGTGAAGGTACCAAGGAATCCGGAGTGGTGCGATAAATGTAAAGAGCAAGCAACCGCGAAAGTAATCCTGCGTTCGGGTGCATACCTAACTTTCTGTGACGAACATAGGAAAGGGTACGGCGGAACCATTTTGGAAGAATGCGGCGCGTATTGGACGAGAATGAATGGGAGACGGTTCGATGGCTTCAAAGAAGAATGATAATCCTGATAAGTGGGACACTGAATATTCGGGGTCTGGGTTCCATACCGATAAACGTTCGCGCAGGTTAGGAACTAGGAAAGCCGTTGTGCACCAAGCGATCAGGGACGCCGAAAATGATGACGCCGATACTTGGGACGAGCGGAACGACAAGTAAGGATACCCTCTGTTATGGCGTTCGTGAATCATAACTCAAAGGACTTCCCACCCGTACTACATCCAACGGAGCAAGAACGCCTGTTCACCATTATGGATACCGGCGCGCCGTGGGAAGCCGTGGAAGCCAGAGAAACTCTGATAGCATCGAACTTAAGATTAGTGAATATAGCGTTACGCCGGTATCCGATGGATTGGTACGATAAAGAAGAATCGTGGCAGCATGGCGTTATCGGTCTCATGGAAGCGGTAGATAAACATGAACTGGTAACAAACTCGTTCAGTGCGTTCGCCATGTTCCGTATTCATGCAGAGATCGCTGCCTATAAACTGAAACGTTCGTTCGCTGTAACGATAGACAGGGACAGGGCACGCCTGTACCACAAAATACTGAAAACGTATCAAGGGTTACGAATGGATGAGCATTACGATATTGGGGAAGCGGTCACATGGTGCGCCGTGCATTACGAACTGGATGAGGAATCGGTTACGTACGCGCTCGCGGTACAAAGCCTGTATTCCCTAGATGATGACGATTCGAAACATGTGGAGGAGTACAGGACAACAGGGTCTGCCACGGATGACCCTAGCGCGCTGGACCCTGTACGGGAAGCGGTTCGACAGGACACGCATAACAGGTTGGATAGGCTGGTTGAGTCGCTCCCTTTTCCGGAACCGGACATTATCAGGATGCGGTTGGGGATGGGTGAGGATGACCCTGACCATCAGACGCTACAGGAAATTTCGGATAGCCTCGGCGTGCCAAGGAAGCAAACAACGGTTCTTGAGAATCTCGCGTTCGCGCGACTGCGCCACCCATCGAGGGCAGGTCGACTTGTTTAGGGGGAAACACGGGTGGCTACCGGTGACACAGGGGATGCCATCACTCCTGACATCCGTGTCAGGACTATACGGACGTCAACATTCTTCTCAGGACGTTTATTTGTGAGGAGAATCGCCTCAACCCATATGAACATCGTTCACATAAAAAACACTAACTAAATATCCCTTACAACCCGTATTTACCGGAACCGGAAAACCCAAGTGGCAAAAGGGTACACAAGGTGCGCAAGGCACTAACGGACCGGACCTATAGGACCTGAAGGTGCTAAAGGTGTACAGGGCATACCGTGCGCGCCGGTACGCCGAACAACAGGTAAACCTGTAAACCGGTTAACCACTAACGCTCCCTCAATGCTCCGATAGAGCAAACCACGAGAAAAAGGAAAACTCCAATGGCGCTACCCGTAGAAGGAACACCGTACCCAGACCAAACGGTTTCCCGTAAAGAAATAGAACGATGGGCTGACCTGTACGCAGGACGCACAATCGGGAAACAAGATGTGTTGGACCCAGACCCAGATTTGGCAGACAGCGGTTCGGAGGGGAACACGGAACGCCGCAGGGTACGGGGCGGACTCGCAGCCGACATCGGACAGACAGCCGCTAACCTCGTTATAGGGAAACAGGTAGGATACGAATTCTCACCTGAACATACAGAACTCGCTGAAACCGTTGCTGACGAAACGGACGCTGAATGGGAACGAGTAGCAACGAAGAACGGGTTCGCTCGACTCCTCACGGAGATCTTCGAAATATCTAGCGTGTTCGGCGGGGCATACGTGCGCGCCGTGGCAAACCCCGACAACTTGGATGTACCGTACGGCACCGTCATAGACCCGACAAGAGTGCAACCCGTGTTCGTAGACGGATTCCTGAAAGCCGCAACCCTGTACACCGAAATGAAAATAGAAGGCATGCATGTCTGGCGGTATGTAGAAGACAGAAACAACCGTACGAAAACGATAGACGCAGCCCTCTATCGGGGGACAGTAGCGAACATCGGCGATAAGGTCAGCATGGATGCGCTTGAAGAAACACAGGGTTTACCGGAACACGAAGTATACCCTGACGGTGTCGAGGAAATGGTGTTCTACTTCCCGAACCTGTACCCGAACCGTCGGCGTCCCGGTTCGTTCCATGGAAGATCTGACCTTCAAAACATTGAATCACTATGTCAAGCAGTAGACATTGCACTCACCGCGCTCATGCAAGACATTCGTCTCGGACGCACTATCATGACGATTCCTGACACGATGCTCATGTACGGTTCGGAGGAAGGTTCCGGTGCTTCGTTCAACCGAAACAGGGAACTGTATACGACGCTGGACATTCCACCGGATAACCCGAACGCCAAAATCGAACTGTTCCAAGGAACCATCAGGACAACCGAATTCATTGACGCTATCCTGCAATACATTGAACGAGCGGTCACGCTTGCAGGGTTCTCCCCGCAAACATTCGGACTCCACATTGACGGGTCCGCACCGTCAGGTGTCGCACTCAAAATCAGGGAATCGAAAACCATCTCTACAACCGAGAACAAACGTCTCAACGCTGAAGCGCCACTTGTTGCGCTGGTGGAAACGTTCCTGAAACTGAACGTCGCAATATTCGGTTGGACTGGCGCACCGGCGCGCCCACGGATAACATGGGCTCCCGTCCGCGATGATGACCCGCTCGCTGTAGCGCAGACGGTGGAAACGCTCATGCGCGCGAAAGCCATTTCGATTGAGCAAGCGGTACGCATGGCACGCCCTGACTTGAGTGAGAACGACGTGAACGCTGAAGTCGATAAGATTATGATTGAGGCAGGGTTAAAGGTTGACGCGTCAATGAGTGACATGCCTAGCGACACTCAGTTCAATGATATGCAATCTCAAGGGTATGACCCGTTCGCTTAAACTAGGGAAGCACGGGAAACCATGGGAATCCAAGTGAGTATGCGGTTAGATAGAAACGCTATGTGGTTTCGTGTCGGCTGGACTGACAGTGTGATCTCGCATCCGTCGGAAGAAACCGTGGTTCTTGACACGGTGTCGGAAATAGCATCGGAAGACATGCCTACGTTCGCCTTCGGGTTCTCCCATGCGCGCCACGGGAAACAGGAGACGCAGCATGGGAACATATAGCGCTACCGCTGTCGGTGAATACAATCCTGACGATTACTATAATCATGTGGTTCGGAACGTCGTGAATCAACATAACGACCTCATTAAAAGCGTCGCTAATACCGCTGCTCAAAGTACACCAAACATGTCAAACGAACCGGGACAGATCGCGGATTGGTTAAATCAGAGACGCGGAGCAACACTTCCTCTCAGCGGTATTGACGGTATCATTCCTGACCCAGCAGACATTGACAAGTTTGTCAGTAGCGGATGGTATAGGGGAGTAAATATTGCGGACATGCAAATCCTGCATGCCACGGGAGACACAGCGGAAGAAGCGTTAGAGCACGCACCGACGGGTGCGTTAGAAACCATTATTGGTAAAGTAAACAAAAATATTGCTGGCGTGAAACCTATCATGGAAGGGAACGCTCAACGCGGATATACAACTATGCTAGATGACACGGTTCGTCTTCTTCAGGAAAACCCTACGATGACTCCGAATCAAGCGGTCGGTATCGCATCTAAACTGTTCGGCGAGAAAGGCATTGCAGGGTTTACCACGAGCGCCGGGCACGCATGGCAAGCCGACACGTACATCGGTTCGCAACTGAACGACGGGTACAGGGTCGCTGCGAATCAAGCGATGTATTCACGGTTTGAGGAACGCGGATATAACTATGTGAAAGTGTCGTCAAGTATGAAACCGTGCAAACGATGCACGCCGTACGAAGATGACGTTCTGTACATTAACGAAAGTGAACCGCATGAACTTGCTGTAGGTTCGCTGACCGCCGCTATCGCTGCAGGGTTACAGCATACGTACTGTCATCATTCGTGTAACCTATATATTCCTAATGGAACACCGGTTGAACCGATTATACCGGCGCATCTGCCTGCCAGTAAAGGAGTGCGTCCTGCTGCGTCTCAACTAGCAATCATGCGGAAATGGGAACGCGCGTTAGCAGCAGCGCAGGGAACACGGAATACTGAAGCGATTGCTGCGGTACGCGCGTGCATCCGTGCTACGAACGGTCGCGCGCGTAACAGGGGAGTGAAATGGAATATACCGATGCAGCCCCTGTTTCCCCCGGCACCTAAAACGTACCATGGCAGACCGTACACACCTCCGGTTCGCCCACCGAAACCTGATGCTGTCACACCGGTAAACGTGGCTGACAATAGAGACAATCATCCATTCCTTTCTCGGGAACAGATGGATGAAATAGACGCACGCGTCGCAGCGGAAACGGCTGCAGCGGAAACGCGTGCGACAGAACCTCTCGTCGGTGCGGTTGACGGTTCAACTGTCGCTGCGGAACGAACAGTGTTCCCCCGCTTAAACGCTCTACAACAGGTAGACCAAGTAGCGGTATTAGGAAGAGGAGTGGTAGAAACACAGAATTCGAGAACGCTCATTGAAACGAAAAGAACCCTCACCGAACTTCGAGATAACGGAACGATAACAAAATCGTACTGGCAGCGGTTGCTGAATAACCTCGGTGGGAA